ATCTGTGATATGGGTCCACCCATTTAACTTCTCCTTTTCTTTCTTTGCTTCTTATTAAGTTTACTTAGTTTTTTCTTCTTTCCGGGCTTCATAACCTGTTGTCTTATACTTGCTCTACTTACCACGCTTCATGGCCTTTCCATATCCTCTAGTAGCACAACCTACACCTTTAGGTCTTCCTATTTTGCCACCTTTTTTTCTTTTTACTTTAGGACTAAGCATAGCTTTTTTTCGTAACTTTTTTAATTGCTGTGGAGAATAATTATCTAAAGTTCCACTAGCTACTTCTTTAGGAGCAATAGCTTCTGTTATTAATGCTCTAGGTAAATTAGCATACCAAGCTAAGTTTGCTGTACTCCCTATAGGATCTTCTAAAAATATATCTTTTAATGCTGAAGGTATATTTTTAATTTGTTTTAATGCTTGTTTTTTATATTCTTTTGAATCTTTATACCCTTGAGATCTTGCAACTTCATCATCTGTAGAACCTTTATATATCTCATATATAGTAGGAGCAGCCATAGCACCACTTAAAAGACCTAATACACCTGTACCTTTACCTAATTTTTTACCTAATTTTTTAATAGGTATTTTCTTCTTACCTTTAGGTCTAGCTTTAAAAACTCCTTCAGTCATCGTATCCTGCACCAGTTACTTGACCACCACTCATACGATAGGTAATTTTACCACCATATTTCTTAGACATCATTTTAAAATCTTGTCCAGTAATCTTACCATCTTTATTCATATCAAGTTTAGTTTGTCCTCCTACTAAACCACCACCCATTTTTTTAATTACTTTAGGTTTTTCTGGTTTAGGTGCTAATTTAATTTTACGTTTATCACCTTCAATAATTCTTTTAATTGTAGGTGCTGCTTTTTTTACAGCGTCTTTCTCTTGTTTAGTCATGCTCATTAACTTGCTCCCTGTGCTATGGTATCTGGACCACCAGCAGGAGAAGCAGCAACTGCCATGTCATCTTGTCTGGTACGTCTTGCTTGATTTCGTAGTGCCAATATAGCATTGTCATACTGTGCTTGCCATACTGGTAGTGTATTCCAATCTTTCATATACATGGTTGCTTCTATCATACAACCTGCAAAGAGAGCATTGTAGCAATACTCACTAAAATAATTCTGTGTTGTTACGCTTGTTCCTGTAGCTGATGCTAGAGGTAGTGGTTGTGATTGTGTTTGTATCTCAACTGTTATTGCTGAAACAGGAGTAGGCACAATCTTTATATTAGAGTTGTCCCTTCTTGTGTAATATCTAGGACTACCTGTAGATGCACTAACAGGCCAATAGTCATTGACATACTCTGATGTTCTTTGTAATAGATTAGTTATAGTTGTACCTGTACTTACAATGTAGTTTACATTACGTACAATACGTACTCTGTCATTTAGTGGTACAGCACCTGCATTACCAGAAGATACTGACACACTTGCATACTCAGTCATACCTTGATCATCTAGATCTTTAACTAAACGAAACTCTGTTTTCTTAACAAATGCAGATACCTGTGCAGAAAACTCAGTAGAATCATTCTCAGTCGTGTTGATCAAGTCTGTTTTTAAGTAAGCAAAATTAGACATACTAGCCTACAAATACGGTTAGTACTGCACCATCACTAGGAGCAGACACACTTACTACACCATACACAGGAACCCCTAACTCTCCCATATAAATATCAATGGGTGAATTGGCAGCAGTTTGAAATTGTATAGCTTTTCCTTCTGCTGTTTTATTGGTTATCTGTCTTTGACCTTTAATGGTATATAATCCAGCAGCCGTAGCTACTGCATGTACTGCTAAAATTCTTGTTGTTGTAGGTCTATTATTTCCTGTACCATTGCTACCTACAGTGGTGTCATCGTCTACATACTTTAAGACTGCATCCCCTGTAGCTATAGCTGCTTTAATATTTGTACTCATGTCTTCTCCTTATAATAATGAGGAAGAGGTTTCCCCCTTCCCCATATATTAATTAACCTGCGCTACCAAAGAACCCACGCCAATCAGAAACACCAAAGCTATAACGCTCTCGTGCCTTGAAACGAAGGTTACCAGTGTCGAAGTCTGGCTCCATCTTAGTTTGAAGAGGAGTACGGTTGAACATCTTAGTACCATTAGGTACGTCAGTCTTGACAAAGTAAGCGTCAGTGTCTGTGAACCTTCGGTTGATGTAGTACCCATCTGGTAGCATACCTAGATTACGAGTAGCATTAATTGCATTCGTATTAGGGTTAGCACCTGCTGCACTCGTTTGAGTGTTACCGGGACTAGATAAAACACGATCTGCAATAGCCCATGAGTCAACTGGGATATGTAGACTTACTGCACTTGCACCAATTAAGATACCACGATCATCAGCAATCTTTTGGATGTTCGTTAGAATGGTTTCAAGTGTAGCCTCTGACAGGTCAGCAGCAGCAGCTAAGTTGCTTTGATTTCCATCAGAGATTGTTGGGTGTGCAGCAGAAAAGAATGCAGCCCCATCACCAATGGTATCTGAGAAACCATTGTTGAATAGATTTGCAGCTTTAACCTGCTTAGTGTTAGCCATTGCACGAGCAAGACCTTTAGCACGAAGCTTGGCAAACGTATCATATAGATTGTCTTCCATTGCTTCTTCTGTAATGGCAAATGCCAATGCTACAGTCTCAGCCGTATAACGTGCTACATAACTCTCTTGTGCGTCATCATAAGTAACGGCAGCACCTTCACCTTTAGTTGGGGCAGACCCAAAACCAGTGAATAGTACTTCTTCTTCAAAAGCACGATCTGAGTTTTCAATTTCATAGAGAGGCTTATGCTCATCATTAACTTCTCCATACTCAACTCCAAACACAGCATTTAAGCCGGGTAGGAGTTCTTTACTAATACTAGCTCTATTTATAGCCATAATAAATCCTCCCTATTAAGCTGTAGATGCTGTTGCCGTGACATAACGATCACGGTGTGTGTTAAGAAATACTTCCACGATTGGATATGCGTCACTATCACCTTCATCAGGAAACTGCGCTCTACCTATAACTCGTGCAGCTTGTTCTGTTTCAGCACCAGATGCAGCTAATAGATAGTAACTAGACTGACCAGTTACAGTACTTCCTGAAGATGCTGTTGAACTGACGGTTACATTGTAGTTCTTTACAATGAGAGCTTCAGCAGCAGATAGGGTTAGTGAACATTGAATGTGATAAGTCTGATCTGGATCAGTGATCACAAAGAATTTTAAATCTGTGGCACTTGTTCCACCGGGCCAATACCGAGAGAACTTCTGCTCACCATTTTCAACATATTGACAACCCATGAATACTCCAGAAGGCTTGAGCGTTGCAGCAATAAAAGGACTTATTGTTGCAAAGTTCGCACCGGGAAGTACCACTGGATCACCAGTAAAAATGCTATTTGTAGGTGTACCAGCTAGGCCAGTAGATGACCAAGCAATGATATCAGTTACAGCTTCATTGTTGTAACCTCCACCTTTCTTACGAGCAGGAGTAAAGCCACGAAATGCTTTAGTAGTAGACATGTGTTTCTCCTATAGTTATAGGAAGACTAATCTTGAAAAGACGGTTGTCTTCCTGTTGTTCTTACTGATTTACTTGTATTAGAGATAGGCATACGAGAGTCATTGTTTCTCATGAGTTGTGCATTCACCGCATCCATCAGATCATTCGATTTATCCTCATAGTACTTTCTCCTAGCAGTTACACGGTTACTTGGTATTTTCGCAAGTGCCAAGTCTCCACGACAGACTGTACCAGTGTAACGACCATCTTCCTTCACGAAGGATGTAATAGCTAACTCAGGAACTTCATCAGGAGTAACAAAAACCCATCCCTGCTGTTGTTTCTTACCAACATTAGAAATGTCATCTTGACCTTTTACAGATATGCGTAACCATCGTAGTGACATTCCATCACTGTCGAATCGTGCTTCTACCTCTGGAGGTATAGCGAGGGCATCTGGCTCCTCAAAGACAAATTCTTCTTCTCTTGTATTAGCTTCTCGTTGTGTATTACTACGTGCTTCATTTCGTGTTGTCATTCTTTATCTCCCACGTTAATTTATATTTGTATAGCCATCTGAGTCATCAATTTTTAACTTCTCAGCAGCATATTTTTCAAGTGGTATATTCCATTTCTGTGCTAGTCTAACATCTTCTTTTGATAGCCTAACTTTTTTAGAACTGGTTGGGGATGAACGTGACCCTCCCGATACTACTTGAGCAGGTTGTGACGTATTTTCCTGCACACGGTTTTGGCTTTCTCCAAACTTCTGTGGAAAAGCCGACTTAATCCTATTATTAATTTCTTCATAGAAGTCTTGATCTTCTGGATCATATCCTTCTCCTTTTAGCTCTGCATCTATTGCTAGAGCAGCAGCAGTCATAACATTGTCTGTACCAAACCAATCATTATTAGCAGCCCATTGTTCTGCTTTTGGATCAGTTCTTTGAGGTGCAGGTTGACGTTGTACCTGTTGTTGTGGTACTATTTGTTCCTGTACTTCTTGATAATTATTCTTAGCAGCAGTAACATTCTTAAGATCTATTTGAGCATCATTAAGCATTTCTTGTGCTTTTAGTACTCGATCTTTATCACCTTCTTCAAAAGCTTCTGCATATACTGACCTTGCTAATTCTATCTTATCAGTTAATTGTTTTTCAGAAGCATCTAAACTAGACTTACCTAGTACATTTACTTCTTTATCTTTCGTTCTGAGGTTCGTACTTAGTTCCTCATTTTTTTGGATGAGAGCTTGAATATGTTCATCACGTTCTTTTCGTTCTCTTATGAGTTTTCTTATTCTTTTTTCTGCTCCTTTAGTTTTTATACCTTCTAATTCTGGAGCTTCTTCTTTAACTTTTTCTTCTTGAACTTCTACTTGAGGTTTTTCTTCTTCTTGAGGTTCCTCAAATTCTATTTCAATTTTATCTTCTTGCTCTGCATTCTGAACACTAACTTTGTTCCAATTATCTTCTTCCATTTTATTATCCTTCCGTTGCTTACGAAGCAAACGATTTACGTAAAAAGTTTATTAACTATATTATACCATATAATTAACGATTTCCCAAGTTAATTCGATCCTCTACTTAAATTAAATGTAGGATCAAGATCTTTTGGATCTTCTAGTCTCATGGTTATTTGATCATCAAAGAGTAAAATAAATCGTACACCTTTGTAAAAAAGTTTAGTTCCTATTAGTTTTCCATAAGAAACATAGTCACCAACTTTACACCAAGGACCAGCAGGAAATTTTTCTTTATCAAGATAAGCTAAATCTCCTAATGATACTACCCTACCTACAGTTGTTAAATAAGACATATCATCTTTAGTAGAATCAGGAATATAAATACCACCTTTTGTTACACTCTTAACTGATACAGGTCGTATTAATACATGATAGCCGGGAAGTTCTGGTAGTACTTCTGGATCTGATACTTCTTCTATATCTGTAATCCATGCATCATTTTTTACTGCTCCACCTAAGTGTTGTTCTCTCATTTTAGTCATCATCTCCATATGTTCGTTTTTTAATAATATCGGTTAGATTATCTCTGGCCCACTCTAGGCTATTGATTGATCCAACTACTTGACGGTAATGAGCAAAGTCTTCAGCTACACCATTACCTAAAGTAATTCTAAGATTATTAATCTCTTGATTAAATTCTTTAATTACTTCATCCCATACTTCCATTACTTTAGTTTAGAACCTTTATCAGATGTCTTCCAAGAGAAGTCATCCCATTTATTTAATGAACTGCGAATATTACGTCCACCAGTTACATCTTGTGCATATGGATCACCAAAAGACTTGTCAGTATTTTTAACATGCTCTAGGTATCCTTTACCTTTACTCATCATTGTTTTTCTCCTTACTATGTTTAGCTATTGCTAGTTTAACTAATGATTCTAGTTCTTTAAGATCTATATCTTTCTTATCTTTTTTAGCTGAATCTAATAAATCTTTTAACATACGTTCTGCATTTCTTTCATCTTCAGCAGATTGTCTTTCTTCTTCTACTGCTAACTTACTAAGAGCATCCATAGATTTAAGTTCTTTACGAGACTCTCTATCTAGTTCAGCTTTTTCTTTCTTAAAATTATCAGCAGCACCTGACTCAAGCATATCAATAATTTGTTTATTCTCATCAAGCTCAAGTTGTTTATTTTTAAGCTCCATTTCAGCAGCTTGCACTGCTGTATCGGACTGTAGTTTTTGTTTTTGTAATTCAACTTTAGCTTGTTCAAGAGCTACAAGTTGTTGTTCAGGTGACTGAGCCATACCAGCAGCTTGATTAGCATTCATAACTTGCTGTGCAGCTTGTGCCATAACCATTTCAACTGTAGATGGATTCTGTTGTTGTTCTGGTGGAAGTTGTTGTATAGCTTGTTGTGCTACACCATTAACTTGTTCTTGATACTGCATTACTGAATGTTCTTGTATATTAGCTTCTAAGATTGGAGCTATACGTTTCATAATAGGATTAGCACCATTCTTAGGATCTTGTAAATATGTCATCTTAGTTGTTATATGAGCTTCATGATTTTGTCCCGGAAAAGCAGCGATAGGTATACCTTTAGTTGCAGCCATAATATCTGATACTGGGTCCATCTGTTGAGGTTCAACTTTTGGTGGTAGTATATCTTCTAGGTTAGGCATGTTAGCTGCTTGTAGAATAGTTCTATTCAAAGCTTCAAGGTTAAACATTCCCGGTGGTGATTGTTGTGACATCTGTAGTGCCATATTAGCCATCATCATACGATGTGCGTTAGAAGGTATGTTGGGATCAGATACTGGTATGATATCAACACGACCATCAAAGTCACTCTTGAATATACTACGATCTTCAAATGGAACATCATAAGGATATTCTTCTGGTAAATAATCAT